CCTGTAGCACCGAGTCCAATACTACTTGTACCAGCACCTGTAGTAGCTCCAGTAGTAGCACCAGTAGTACCACCAGCCGTAGAACCGCTAACAGCACCTTCAGTAGCTCCGCCAGCAGCACCAAACCCCGCTCCAAGACCACCACCTACGGCACCCATAGCACCACCAGTTAAAGCCCCTTTTAATGGGTCTCCGCCTTGAATAGCTGCACCAGCTCCACCAGCAGTCGCACCAACTGCTGCTCCGATTAACATTGCCTCGCCTACGCCACCACCAGCCATAATAGGCCTCCTATTACCAAGATTTTATTGAAGTTTATCATTTAAACAACCGTTCCACTAGCATTTATCCAGTCAGTCCCATTCCACCAAATTGGTCTATTAAGAGTTGTATCAAAATACGTCTGCCCAATGGGTAAAGGTATCTGGACCGAATCAATAGGTCTATTAGCAGTATCCCCAGAAAGTGGTATAGAAGCCGCTTGAGTAAAGTTATCTATGGTTGTGAAGTAAAGGCGTAGAGCATTTGTAAGCTGGTCAATATAACGCTGATCGTAATCTACTGGACCAATAGGAATATTAGGTGCTTTTGTAGAGCGTAAAGGTATATTTTTTGCAGCCATTATCTACGTCCGTCATCTCTAATATCAATACGAGGAGAACCTAGTTGCCAAGATACCCCCAAAGTATTTGACTCAATACGGAAAGCAAGTTGGCGACCACGAAGACGTGTATAGACTTGCCCAGTAAAAGTTTGGATGTTATATACCCCAGCCCTGCCATAGTTATCTCCACTGATTACATCTGGGCTATCAGCAGTTCCATAAGGTGTGCCTGAGTTTTGACGAGGTTTGACCGTCATTGTTACTTGTGGGTTATTGACATTAGAACCATTAAAGTTAACATCAGGCAATATACGCCACACAAAACCAAAGTTATGCCCATCACCAATGTCAAAGTCAGAAGACTGTACATAAGAATCTATAGGCACGGGAGTTAAACCAGACACGTCATCAACCGCTGATTCATGGTACAAAATGCGATTGTTGTAATCTGCTGCCATTGGGTATTGACGAATACCAGAATCCAGCCAAGCACTGCGGGCCATAGAACCGTAATACCATACACGATCCAAGTAGTTATAGATAACATACTTATCCACCTGATTTGAGTTTGTAGAGCAGTAAAACCACCATACCTCGTTATATCCTTCATTGCCGCCGCAGAATACTTGGTATGCCTGATCCTTATTAATATCGTCAAAAATATACTGACGTAACGAGCAAGGTAGGGTTTCCACACGACCCGAATACATATAGAACTTATCTGTACCCATCCAATACGTTACGTTGTTAATCGTAATCATAGAGTTAGGGGACATAACCGATATGTTGTCCATTAAGACATTAAAACCCCAAACATAGGGTGGTCCTAAATATTGCATCGAATATAGACAAGAATCAGTCCAAACTAAAATTTCTTGTCGAGTAGCCCTAGCTTGCATAATATAAGAGCCATTAGACAGTCGAAACTCACCAGCTTGATTTGTTACTTCTGGTACCCATTGGTATGGGTTTTCTTGGTCTGACCAACGTACAAGCATTGGGTCAAAAGTAGTTTCAGAATCGGTTGGGTCATATGGATTCGCCCCCATTGCAATAATGAAACGTTGGATAGCAGAAGAAATTATTTGAAAGGTTGCATTTGGTACAAAAGTACCATCAAAACCAGCGGCGGTTGATTGGGTAGCTAATGATTGTGCTCTTGTAGCTAAACCTCCAGCAATCAAACTTGGATAGGTCTCGCCTTCTGGAATCCAATAATAAATAGCCCCACCACGAGGAGCTATAAATAGCTGTTCACCATAGTTATCATTTGACCAAAGACGTAGCTGCTGTCCTATACCACCACCTGTGTATGCAGAACCCCAACCACCACGACCCCATGGACCTGCGCCCCAGCCAGTGCCAACTACATAAATGTCAAGACCAATAGGAACTTCAAAAGATGCAGTAACATTTGCGCCACCTTTATTGGTATCTGAGGTATTAGCTAATACAGGAAGCCCTGTAGTTGGGTTTTTAGCTTGGATAGTAAAGGTAGTAGAAGAAGGTACTGTAGCTACAACATATTCTTGATTTAGTACCGCAGCGGTAATGTTGCCACCAAGAGTAACTGCGCCAGAAAATACTACATAATCCCCTACTGAAGGGTTATAAGAAGCGTCGGTAACTGTAATAGTTGCAGATCCATTAGTGGCTGTAAAAGGACCAGGTGCAGCACCCAATGTAGTTTGGATAGTAGAAAAAGGGGTTACGTCGTTATATGTTCCACCCTGTTCTATGTAGTATTTTTTACTAGTGCCAACACCAAGTAAATTAGAGCCACTTACAGTAGCCCAGTTCCATAGAGACCTTGCTACACCAAGATATTGGTCATTAGATAAACGAGTCCAACCACCAATTTTTTCTGGAAAACCAGAACGGAAACGAATCTTATCCCCATCATACCAACCACCCTCGTTTGAGTAGTCTGTACCTTCTCGGTTAAGTCCAGGTCTAAATTGTAGTTTCTGTAATGGCATACGGGATTACCCTTAGACGTATTGACGTGTTCCTGATTTGTCAATGATAAGCGCTTGGCGACGTGGTGTCATGTCTTTTGTGTTTGGCACAGAGATATGAGTCCAACGGTCAAACTCACGAATTACTTGGTCATACCCAATACCAGAAGCAATCACTGTTTTAACGACTTCATCTGGTGTCATTCCAGGGACCCTAATATCAGCAGCGCAACCAATACGATGTTGTGACGTATCTTTAGAACCTACTGCATCATTAACTTGTTTGCAACGAAATGCACTATTTACCATGATTGGTTTACCGCCAAGCACTTGTTTAACCTGCTCAAGGAATAAAGCTAAACGACCAAGATTGGCAGTTTCGGCTTCATTAGGGGTGTTATCAAACTCACGGTGATCTGTATGAGTCAGTTCTTCAAGGGTGAAATGCTCAGTCAACTTGGTCATGTTCTTCGTCCTTACCTATTTTGATACCTGTAATAAGCCCAATAAAGCCCCCAATAATCACTTGAAAGGCTGGTGTGATAACTTCAAAAATCTTGTCATTACTAACATCGTTGTCAAATAACCCAATAAGCATAGCTGCTACCATACTTAAAACCACCACGCAAAGAGTCGATGTAACCATAATGGTTACTTGTTCGCTTAGCTTCTTATTTTCCATCGTTTGTTTTACTCTTCATATCAATGATTTTCTCAAGGGTACGCCCACCAAAGTAAAAACTCATAATAAGCATGCCCCACTGTCCAAGTAATTCTACATATTTGCTATTGGTTTCAATATTAAAAGCTGATAGCATGGCAAATATAAAATAACCAGTTAGAATTGCTATTAAGGTCATTGGTCTAATATTTTTGGAAAGCCATGAATCACTTGCCATATCCGATTCTTGTCTCTTGGTCAGCTCTTGAGCTTCTACCGAGTCTGCTTGTAATTCTGCCAATCTTCCTTGCTGTTGTAGTTCTAACAACTTGGCTTGCGCTTCGGCTTTTTGAGCTGGATCAGGAATAACCTTATCCAGTAACTTCATTCCTACACCGATGATGTCGTCTATTCCAAACATTTAAATAACTCCTAAAACAAACTTAAGCCATAGGGTCACAATCAACGCAGCTATAAAACACCACATCTGCACCCGCCTTACTTCCTTTAAATCATGTTGAAACTCTTCATTGTCTTTTCTTTGAAGGTTTTCAATGTCCAACTTAATCTTTAGTACCGCTTCCCACTCTTTTGCACCGTACTTCTTTACAAAATCTATCTTTAATTTTGCCTCCTCATCGGAGATTTGCTTCTTTCGTTTCCATTCCTCAAGCGCTTTAATCAGCGCCCGTTCTTTCTTTATTTCTGCTTCTCGCCTTGCCCGTATACGTTCTTGAGCACGTTTTTGGGCTACTTCTAGGCTGTCATTTTGTACGTTTTCAATCTGCTTAGATACGGATTTGGCAGCTTCTCGACTACTATCTAAACCCGCACTAAGCCCTTTTACCCCCTCGGACAAACCCAACGGATCCATAGCGGTTCACTTTCTGTCTCCGCTTTACAGTGTTTTACCACCAGAAGATAAGTTAGCAACAACAATAGCTACATGTTGTTCTGGCGTAGATAAATCAGTCCCGCAGTCATTACAGACTTTAGCAGCTAGTTCAGCCTCATCAACGTCTCTATGGCAGTTAGGGCAATAGACTTCAATGGTGTGGCGGGGTTTAAATTCACCGTCAAGCATCTCATCTGCAATTTCTGTAATCATGATGTCTCCTCAATATTCGTCAATAAAAATCTGTAAAGATTCTCTAAATGGGGCGTTCCCTGCAGTCACCATAACGGTATGCTGCACTGGGGGTTTAAAAAATGCTGCCGTATTAAATGTAGGTTTAATACACTTAATCTCGTTATCTTCTTCGTAAGCAAAGTATCCACCCCAGTTTTTATCCCACTGCTGGTTTAGGTATACGGTACCGCTATATACGTGGTTCTGGTCATTGTGCCAGGGAATACCAGATGCTCTTGAGTACAGATGAATATGAGCATCCCATTTAGTAGGTTTTTTAGCAATTATCTCTTGGGCAATCATCTCTTCTGCAACCGCATCTTTTAGCTCATCGTTTAAATCAAAGCAAAATATAGCGTTGCTAAACCCAACTACCTCATGCGGATAAGAGAAAAAGTTAACTCTTGGCATAGGACGGTTCTCGTTTCTACTGTATTCAAGAAGTCTAGTAAGTAGTTGTGGAGAAAAAAAGTTGGGCTTTATAAGCACATTAGGCTTTCATAATGTACGCAAGCGCAAGGTATGGAGGCAAGTTAGCGCCTGTACCACTTGAGCCAGTTGTATCAATAGAAATTCCAGTTACCGCAGAAACAATACTTAACTGTGGGTAGCCATCAGGGTTTTGTGCACCGCCACCAGGGTGTCCGCCTTGGCTTGTACCTACGTAAGCTGGGTTTGGATTAGTAGCATGGGTATGACCAGGATCAATAACGCTGTGGGTATGGCTTACAACGATAGAGTCAGCAGAACCGCCAATGTTTGTAGGGTTGTAAGTGCTACCAGCACCAATAACAAAACGGTTTCTTAAGTCAGGTGTGCCGTTTGATCCATTACATAAATACCATCCAGCTGGAATAGAAGCAATACTTCCAGACCACATTAAGATAACACCAGAAGGTACATCAGAACTACCATTTGCCGCCGCAGTTAGTCTTCCTTGAGCATCGACAGTAATATTTGCACGGGTATAAGAACCCGCCGTAACTGCGGTATTAGCTAAAGTAACGGTAGTTGTATCCCCCGAAGTAGCTGTGTTTATACCTGTTCCAGCCGCAACTACAGTGTTGTAGTTAGCCAAAATAAAGTTTGTGCCTGTGCAGTAAACAGTCCTTGTAGAACCATTTGGAATAGTAACCCCTGTGCCTGTAGAACCGATTACACGGATAGCATAACCACCAGTAGTGTTATTGACGATGGTGTATGTCTTTTCTACAACTGGAGGAATAACATCACGAATATCATTATTTGTGCCATAAAGCTCGATTACGGCATTTCTAGCTTGGTCAAAAGTACCATTTAAAGTAGTTAGAGTTACGTTGGCATCAGCCATATCAATAGCTACATAGCCAGTAATAGCTTGCTCTAAAAGAGTACCTAAGTTGTTATTAGTTACTTGACCCCAAGTACCAGAATCTTGCCCGTCCCCAGGAAGAGTTATTTTTAAACTAGTTGAATACGTGGTCATAATTTATCCTTAAGCAGCTATTACTTCTGTCCAATTTGGTGTTTGTACAGGGTTTATATCCCCCCAAACGTTAACTTTATTCAGTCTAACAACAGTTTTTACACCATCTAAATACACGTTAGCAGGTGCATTAATAGATACAGTACCAACTCTACCGATTGCTATTACCCCTGTAGGGAACACATTAGCATCGGCTTTTACTGCTACGTTACCTATTCTACCAACTGCGGTTACACCTGTAACACTTATAACTTGATCTGTTTGTACAGATACATCGCCTTCACGTACAACTGCTTTGACTCCTGTTGGGTACACGTTACCAGCAGCTACTACGGTTACATTACCGATAGTGCCAATAGAAGACACACCATCTAAATTGATAATTACTGAGCCTTGTGTTTCGTAAGCACCAACAAGGACAGGAGAGTAAACACCTAATGGCTCAACTATTGCGTCGGCTATTAGGGTTATATTGCCTAGTAATACAGGAGAAAGCACTCCAAGTACGTCAGCATTAGCATCTGCGGTTGGGGTTACATTACCCAGCGCAACGATAGAAGCTACACCTGTTACATCAATAATTTGGTCAGTATTTAGGCTTACGTCCCCAATCTGACCTATAGCAGACACACCAGAAGCATCAAAATTAGAATCGGCAGTCTCAGTAACAGTACCTTCACGGACAACCGCCTTTAAGCCTGTTGTAGCTAAAACGTTATTTGTGGATAACTCGACTGTACCTTCAGCA